GGTTGTGGCCGTCAAGACGTGCCGCAGTCTGGCGGCTGCCCAGAAGTGGCTGGAACAGCACTGGCGTGACTGGGTGCCGGACGAACGGTGCGAGAGCTACACACGGGAGGGAACATTGTGAGAATCGCAGATCAGAAGCGTGCGGACTTTGTGAAGCGGTTTCGCAGCCTGTCCCGTCGTTTCCCGCTGTGGCAGGTGTGGAGCGACTTCATCACCATGTTCGCCATTGCGCTTTCCAACGCCGTAGATAGTCGATACCGCACGGAGCGCGAGGCAATGTATAAGCGGATCATCGAAAAGTACGAGAAGACAGAGCGCGTGGTATTCCCCGAACTGGTAGAGGATGTGGTCAACGCCTTCGACGCCGACCGGGAGCAGGATTTTCTGGGCAGCGCGTACATGGAATTGGAACTCGGCAATCACTGGATCGGCCAGTTCTTCACGCCCTATGACATTTGCCGCTACATGGCGGAGATTACCACTGGCGACGTCGTGGAGCAGATCAACCGCGACGGCTTCGTCACGCTGAATGACTGCGCGTGTGGAGCGGGGGCTACACTGATCGCGGCGGTGAATCAGATCGAAAAGCAGCTGTTTGAGGCAAAAAGCCCGCTGCGCTGGCAGAATCACGTCCTTGTGACGGCGCAGGACCTCGACTTCACAACGGGGATGATGTGCTATATTCAGCTCTCGCTGCTGGGCTGCGCGGGTTACATCAAGATCGGCAACACCTTGACCGACCCCATGCACGACGGAGACGACCCTACGGCCTACTGGTACACGCCCGGCTACTTTTCGTCCGTGTGGCAGCTTCGGCGTATCTTCAGGAGCATGGACAGGCTTTTCAAGGAGGCGGGATAATGGATGACAAAAAGGTCAAATACGACGCGCTTGACGCCATGTGGGCGTTCGTGCGTATGGGCGGTTATCAGCTTCACCCAGCAGACATTTCTTCTCTAAAGGACCACTGCGAGCAGCTTCGACACCTGCTGACGCAGAAAACAGCTGGACAGCGGCGCGATAAGCGGGAGGACATCGACTTTCATGAGCTGGACGTAATCACAAATAACATCGTAATCGGGGCAATGGTCCTCTATATGAGCGGAAGCCTCGATGCACTGACACCGAAGGAGGCATCACACCATGAAAAAGAGCGTAATTGAAGCCCGGCAACGGGCGTTGGAAAACAGCGAAGTCGCGCCGGGTATTCTGATCCGGGTAATGGATAAGCCGCACCAGCACGCCGTCATCTGTTCGCACCCGAAGGTTTACCGTGAGAGGGTGCTTGACGGCTGGCACACAGTCGCGGCATTTCGGAACGGCGAGGAGGTGAAAATCTAAAATGAACTGTCATGGCTGCAAATGGCTTGACCGTTACAAGAAAGACGGGAACGGCTACTGTTGCATGGTGGTCCGGAGTAAGACCCAAACATCCAAAGTTCGCAGGCCGGATATGGAGCGTTGCGAGCTGTACAAACCCGGTGACTGGAAAACCCGCTGGGAGACAGAGCTACACGAAGGAGGAAAACAAGAATGAAGTACAACAGTGTTGAGGAATGGAAGGCAGAGGCGACGCGCCGATTTGGTCCTGATATGCTCAAGTGGCGCTTCCGCTGCCCTATGTGCGGTCACGTCGCGTCCGTGCAGGACTTCAAGGACGCCGGGGCAAAATCTCCGAGCTGTGCCTATCAGGAGTGTCTGGGTCGATACACCGGCAAGGGCACGCCGAAGAAGGGCGACAGCAGCGGCTGTAACTGGGCGGCCTACGGGCTGTTCGGCATCCCTGCTGAGCATGACATCGTTATCGTGGCTCCCGGCGACCAAGTGGACGTATATCCGTTCGCGGACGGAGAGCAGGAGGCTGACAATGGTTGATTTAAGGTCCTGCCCATTCTGCGGCGGGAATGAAATCATCATTCGCCCAGTGTACTACGCGGGGATCGTCAATCCACGCTTTTACGCACAGTGCCGAAGATGTTTCGCACAGACTGCGCCAAAGTGGACAACGAAGCTGGGCGCAGTCAAAGACTGGAATAGGAGAGCCGACAATGGTTAAAAATTTGAATCACGAAACGGCGAGTGTTTGTGCTTGCAATCACAAGAACCGGATAAAGACGCACTTCGCCAAAATCATCGTCAGCGGCACAAGTGAAAAGCCGTGTTACGATATTTTGTATTTCGATCCTACGGACCGGAAATATCACATTGGTTTCGGCTCGTATTGCCTCGATTATGTGTTTAAGTGGCTGGCAGAAGAATTCGAGATTGAGGAAGCGGCCCCTACCGCTGATTTCGACTGCGAAGGTTGCGTCTGGCTGAATACACGGCACCAGAAGTGTTCCTGTTGTCGAAGAAATCAGTGTCTCAAGGACAACTACAAGGAGGGGCAAAATGCCGCTGTACATCAATGCTGAACAGGCAGCGCGCTATTTCGCAAGTTTGCGGAAGAAACTGCCTCACGATGCCCGCGACTTTATGACGCGAGACAGCTTGCTTTTGAGCGTAGAACTGGCGTTGAGATCAGACTATTCACAGCTTGCGTTCTGGGACGCGATACAGATCGGAGACTGTGCGGGCTGTGTCGGGCAGGAAGTTCCGCAGAATTGCTCCTGCTGTCGCAGAAACCGGCATCTCAAAGACAACTACAAGGAGGCATAATGTTTGGGCGAAGGAAATTGAAAGCCGAGATTGTGCGGCTGTCGTATCGGGTATCGGAGCTTGAGGAGCGCCTATGCCCCTGTGAATCGCACAGTTGGGTGATGCTTGATTCCGATTTCACTATCGGTTCCAGCGCAGGCGACATTGATACGATCTATCGGTATAAATGCCGCAGGTGCGGGAAGACGCTGAAAACCTATAAGCTCTTGCCGACAGAGAGCTACACCGGCAAATAGAAAACTGCCGCAGAGGACAATTACCTCTGCGGCAGTTTTCTTGTCAGGCCGAACACATTCCTAAACCAAAAGAGTTCGTACCTGTGTGTTTTGGTGGAGCAGAGCAGAGCTTAAACGAACACTCAGCCTCGTTATTCTCTACTGCGTTAACTGCGGATTCTATTGGGATTTGGATTGTATTTTTATTGCCGGAGAAGCTGAACACCAGCCGCAGATCATCGTCATAAGCATACACCGCGACCAGGAATGTGTCAAATAGGCGCGCTTGGTACTTCTTA